GGCCTTGCTGCGTGGGCTAAGGTTAAAGGCCCCCTTGGCAGGGAAAGAAAATTGTCTCGGCGTGAATTCATTCATTCTATTGGAATGTCTGAGTTTAAGAAATTATGGTGGCAAACTTTCCGCATTGCGCCATCTCTTGTCCCTTTAAACCCCGTGTCTGTGAAGCGTGAAGCTCTCCCAGAGAAGAAATGGGGTTTTGACAAAGTCCGCACTGTTATTGGTAGCCCGATAACTCAGTATATTTCCGCCACTATTTGGGATACTTTCCCCGCTCATAATTTTAAATGGCAGACAACTCCTAGTAAAATAGGAATGCCGCTTAATGGTTGGGCAATGGGTAAAGTTTTTGCAGAGCATGCAAAACGTGATAAGCATTATGCAGCTGACTGCAGTGCTTTTGACTCGACACTTTCAGGACCTGTTATGGATAATATTGCTGCCCTTTTTAAAAAGGGTTATGAAAAGCATAAAAACCACAATAGGATTTGTGAGTTAATCGACCACAATAGGTTTCAAGTCGAAAATGGATTGCTTGCTTTGACTTCCTCTGGGAATGTCTTTAATAAAGGAACTGGTGCTTCCACTGGTCATTCGACAACATCGTTGACGAATACAATGGGCATGGGCACTCTTTTCTTAGCAGCTTTCCGTGAAATAACTGGGTTATCGTCTAAAGAGTTTAAACATTTTAATTCACTCTCTTTATATGGTGACGATAACATGATTTCGTGGCAGATGGACGCCCCCCCGTCGTGGAATTTTAAAGCCATACAACAAACGATGGCTAAGTGGGGTGTTGATCTGCGTGAGGAAGCAACTGGTGATCTTAGCAAGATTGAATTCTTGTCTAAGTTCGCCCGTAGACCTACTGAGAAAGATATCGCTGAATTTGAAGAATTTGGCTTAGATGTCCCTGAGTGGGTAGTGTTTCATAACCGTGATAAGCTTGTTGGGAAAGTTAAAGCTCCAGTGACTAGTCGCCGGGCTACTTATGCCGCAACACGGTTAATTTCATATCTTGAGCTTTGCGCAGGGCATAGGGATATTTACGATTCCCTTGTTGCTATAATTCTGCGTAAGGTTAAACGTGCCAAAACTGAAGACCCAAACTTTAATGTTCGGATCCCTTCTTACCAAGCAATTTTGACTAATTGGTACAATCCATCCACCGATTTGACTTCTATGCATGATGAGAATCTTGTAGATGAAGAAAAGTTTAAGGATGGTTTAGTATTGTTTGGAGAGATGTCAGTTTTTGATCACTTTACAAATTTCCTTTCTAGAATTATTGACGTTTTTAACCCAGACGTTTATAATTCTACTTTTACTAATTTCGTCCAGCGTCCATTCAGGAAGTTTTCTGAGTGGCCTTTTGCTATGCTGAGTCATGCCAACTCAGCTCATACTGCCCGGCATTTGTCAACTTTGGTCCAAAAATCTCCGTATGATTGGATATCGAATGAAGTTGAGCTAGTTACGGCAGGTGATAAACGTTTTGCTACATCCAG